ATCTAATACAGAGTAGTTCTCAGTGAAACTTCTAATTTTGGTATGATACGGTTTAACTTCTTTTATGTAATCTTCAAAGTATTGAGCATTCTGTAATTTATAAACTGGTCGTTGATCTAGTCCTCCGGCATAATTTGTTACATTTATGAAGGAAGTTTTAAAAGCCCAATCCAGCATTTTTTGTTCGCTTGTGGCATACTTTACCGCAGTAAAAAATAATAGATTCCAATTTATTTTAAGTTCGTTAATGAACAAATCATCTTTTAACGCAAGTAAAATATATTGCAACTCTAAATCCGGAGTTTGGTCATATAGAGTTTGATCGTAGCCATCTATATAATCATAGTTTAACTTGCTATTTTTTTGATTCCAAATAGTATCTAATATGCGAATTGTACCATTTTCATAATAAACAAGATCAAAATCGTTATCAAAACTGCCTGTCTCTCCCGAGGCAGTTTTTCTAACTATTATGTAATACCCCTGACCGCCATTGCGAATTTTAACATAATCCCCGGATTGAAGATCTGTTAATGAATTTAATTCATATACTTCATTGATTGTGTAAGAGTAATCTAAAAATTTATTATACGAATCACTAACCCAATCTTGATATTCCCAATACAATTCGGTATTGTATTCTTGAGTGTGTGATCTTACCCATGTTTTAGATGCTTGACTATAGATAAATTTTGACCATTTACCATTATTTTCACTGTCAACTCGAACTATTACGGTATAAGGTCGCACTTCTAATACCGGAATTTCGTATAATCCTTCACCGGGTTTATCAATATTAACATTAATAATCTGTCCAAATTCATCAATCTCTGTTGAAATATTCACTGTAGGATTTGAAACAATTACTATAGGACTTGTCTTATATCCATAACCAGGATTGACAATATTAACACTTGCAACTCTACCATTCTCGACGGTACAACTAATACTGGCTTGATTTAAAATAGTTGAATCTATAGACAATAGAGAATCATTGTCTTCTACAATTTGATCATATTCACGAGTGTAAAAATCAGGTATTTCCTCCTTTTTCTTTAGATTTGAAAAATTATAATTACCTGTGATACGATTTTTAATCAACACACTGTTGGTAAATTCTACAATATTTCTCAGTGCTTCTAATCTATCTTTAAAAAGAGTTTGCCGAGGTCTTACTTCAATACCATATTTTGCTCTTGACGACAACAAAGGATCCGGAACAGGATTACCTGAGCTATCATGACCTAATAAACTGTCAATTAATTTTTTTTCTAATAAGGTATTAGGTCTGCTATTTGCAGACCCTTCTTGCAATAACAACCATTCTGTGTGACGAGGAATTGGATTATTAATTACATCGGAATTGATATTGAGATGGATTCTATTGTCTACTAAATTTTCGCTTACGTTAAATAATAATATTGCATCTTTATCTATGATAGCCGAATATTTTATTCCATAGGCAGAAGGATCGTTGATTATACTAGCGGCTTCATAGACACTTATTCTTCTATTTTTAGTGTTTGGAATTGTTGTTTTATTTTTAACCCAATAGTAATAATAGTTTTCAAAACTGTCATTAACCGAATTATATATTTGTCTAGTAGAAAATACACTGTCATCGGGATGTTTAGGCTGTCCGCTTATGCCCATGGTTAATCCTGCACTGGTATCGGCTATTTCACTCCATTGGCTGGGCAAATAAGGAGTTCCTACCCATTCATAAACATCTACGCTGGATCCAGGAAATAATTTACCCCAATTATTTTTTCTATAAACTAGATCCCCTTGCTCATACCAAATGTATTTTGTTGTACTTAGATCCCACCATAATTCCCCCACATGTATATCGGTCCAATTAATTTCTGGATCAACTACAATATCTGAATTTCCTTGAGTATAAATTGCAGGATCAAACGCAGATTTATATTTGATGTCTTGATCTACGATACCGGGTATCTTTCCTTTTAAAGGATCAATGGTATCTAGATATTCCACGATTTCATCATTGAATGTGTCAATTAATTCAATTTTATGTACAGTACCGAGATCAACTAAAGGAGCCTGCGACCTTGATACACTCCAACTTTCTTCTGCAATGTCTTTTTTGTAAAACTGATGAAGGGCGCCAGATCTTTCACTGTTAGAATAACACGGGGCACCAACATAAATGCTGTTGTCATTTATGGCCAAACTATAACCAAAATTGGTACCCGTATATGGCCAAACTGGAGTAAGATCATCGGCTAATTTAAATTTATTATTTTTTCTATTATATACATATACAGTACCTGATTGATCGACTGAATCATAAAATGTTGTCGAATCTCCGTCAAAGATCGACACCGACTCACTCTTATCAAATGTTGTAATAATATTTCTATTAGTTCCTATTGCCGAAATCAAAAATTCGGCATTTTTTTGATTGATGTCTATTGCCTGGCCAAAATGCATTCCTGAACCGGATAGAGGATTATTAATAATATCTTCTAGTACAAATAGATTATTAGTTAATGTATAGACAGCAACCTTTCCATAGGATTGATCTAATTCTCTTGTTTCAGGTGCAGAAACAAATAGATAATTTCCATCATCGGAAACTTTAACTGCATGTCCGAATTGTCCATATCTTCCAAAAGGCGAAACTATAGTCTGAGAATATGTTAAATCTGTTCCTGTGAAAATACAAACCAGACCTGTATTGGTGAAATATCCCGGCGCACCAACTGCTACTATATCTGCATTATCGGAACCACTGATGGCATTACCCCACAGTCCTCCAATTTTATTAATACTAGAGGTATTTAAAGTTTTAACTAGTGAGAGATTTACTGCTGCCGTTCCGGTTGAAATTTCATATACATAAACTGTTCCTGTCCCTACTTCAACTGTGTGCGGGGCTCCTACCAACAGTTTTTTGTTATTGGTAATCGAATTTGACTGAAGATATAAACTACTACCAAATCTTTCATAACTTTTAGGAAAAGGACTTAATAATATACGTTGTGGTACTTCTTCCTGCGAGATAGGATCCACACTACTGATTTTAACTAGACCTGCTTGGTTGTTAGTTGATATATTACCCGACGGAGATGCATACCTCACTGACCCGACTGCCATTGAAGATCTTATATTTCCTGCTCCCGGGGCACCTGCTATAAACAATCCGTACCCAGTAGGACCTGCCGAATTATGAAATTCTCTTGTGTCATAAACTACAGAATAACCAAACTCCGATTCAGAATCATGATACAAATTAGATCCGCGGTTTATTTGATATCTAAATTTTATTGTTACACCATGCGGAACTTCCTGATATACAGTTACTCCTCCAACATCAATTGCCGTTTCATACCCCGGAGAGCCAACCATAAAAACATTTGAATTTTTATTTTTAGAAACGCTCCATCCTAACTTTTGATTAGGTACGCCGTCGGGCCCTAACATGGAATAAGTTTGATAATTTTTTATTTTTTTATAAACATTCCACTGTTCCAAACCGTTGTTGTTAATCCATATTTGAGAATCTTCTGGCCAACGCAGCAATTCTTTATCGCTAGGTAACTGGTCAAAATCCTCGTATCTAACCGACATAAAATTATACAATAATCCAAAAGAGGTTGGAGTCGGTAATGGTGAGATTGACAATTCTATACTAAAACTAGTTTCGGAAACTATTGATTTAACAATATAAATTCCATCAATATTTGTATCAAATCTATCAATTGCAATAATATCACCAATCTGTAAATTATGAGCAATATTGTTTGTTAATATCAATTGATTTTCTTCACTAGAACTAAGTACCACGCTAAGAATTCTTGAACGAGATAAAGAATATCTATATATTCCCCAATCGCCATTGGGTTTATTTGCTACCCATACAACTTGATTGTTAAGTAAAATTGATCCGTTGTTTTTTATATTCAATAATGTATCTTGGTCATAGGCAGTGTGATCAACATCATTGATATTTGCATATCCGGCCGGACTAATTTGAAATATATCCGAATTATTAATAGTAATAAAAGTTTCAGTAGTTGAATAATTTACAGGTGTAATTACTCTATTACTAGCGGTACTATAAACAATCAAGTTGTTTGATACTGTAGAAATTGAATCAACAAAATTTATGATCTGAGGATTTTCAATAAATGATCCTTCGACAAGAGAAATCTCTAATTCTCTAAAAGTTTCATAAGAACCATAATGTCCTATTCTAAAAGCCCATTCTTCTGTAAAATCAATTTCGCCTTGATGATTATGTATACTGGCTTTAGCTAATTTTTTAATAGAATTTCGTGTTCCTTTTTCTTTTATATAACCTTGATAAAATTTATATTGACTTACTGGATTAGTAAAAATATTATTTAGATATACTCTAGGTGTATAACCAGTAAGATGTTGTGCCATCTGTTGTTGGGCACTGTCAAAATTATCAATATCTAAACTGTAAAAATCTTCAAACTGACTAATTCTATAATCAAAATTAGAGATAAGATCCGCAGAAGGTTTAGATCTCAAAGGCGTCCATTTTGTAAAATCAAATTTAGTAGAACCGGGAATATTTTTATTAGCAGAATAATAATTTCCATTAAATTTTACAACATCTGCATAACGATAATCTGTGTAAGTTTTCCAATCTGAAACCTGTGCTTGATCATAAACAAATCCCGGACTGAAATAATCTCCATTCCACCCTGCTGTTCTAAATCCTAACAACTTCATTCGACGCTGGCGATATCCAGTTTCTATATCATAGATAATGTCATTGAACATAGTGGTATTGTTGAATACCATTGCGTGTTCTTTCTGAACTAAATTTAAAACTGCAAAATATATTCCTTGGCTGGTATTTTGTGTATTAATTGTACAAATATTGTCTGTGCGATTTACATTGATATACTGTTGATCTAGAGGTTTACCATTGACTTGAAGCAATCGATAATTATTAAATGTGTCAAACAAATTATCAACCACACTGGTTGCAGATGTAAATTTAATTTGATCCGCAAATGGACTTAGTGTAATTATACTGTTATCAGCCCAATTCTGTGTCGTCCAATATAAAAATTCTTTACCTGAAAATTCCCAGTTCAACACAGATTGAAGATCTTCGTTAAACTGATCAAATATAAATCCGTTGTCTTCTAGCCATGCTCCATATCCTACAAGTATATCATAAACTTCCTGTATTCTATTAAATTCAGTTCCATAAGGAATAGTAATTACCTGTTGATCAAAGTTATCATAGGATTGAACAACAGCACCGCCAATAATAGGCAAAGAAATAAGAATTTGAAAATAATTTGGATTAAACGTATCTGTACTTCTATGCGAAACTTTAACTCTATAATATCTATCTTGATAAGAAACTATTTGTCCTTGTTGATAATAGGTTCCAAACACCGCAGAATTTGCTGTAGTTAAATCGGCATCAGTTAGACCTGTACTGCCTCTAGTTTGACTAGATTCCCATAATACATAAGATTCGCTACGACCTCCTACAGTTATTGTAGGTGTGTTTGCATTTCTAATAGGAGAATAAACACTAAAATAGGGTCGACGATTATCATAACCTCTGATAATAAATTTTCCATTCGACTTTTGTATAATTACACCAGACATAGTAAATGAATTAACTGGATTACTGGTGTTTAAAACTAGATGATAATCTTCCTGAGGTAATATGGCACCCGGGCTAGTACTGGTAGGATCAATTGCATCAATAATAATTTGCATCTTATCTTTACTGATGAACCCACCTACTTTATAAAATAGTTTATAATCGACATACTGAAGATCAGTTTTTAATTGTTCTATGTAACCACCTTTTCTCTGTACACCTGCCTCGACAACATATACACTGTATCCACTGGTTAAGTTGTCCCCATCACCGTGTATTTTAACCAATTTGGGATTTAAAAATTTATGATCACTATCGTATGTCCATTGTCCTGTTAAATTTTTTGTTAATCTAATAGGATCGTACATTAATGCTGCATAATCAGCAGGCTTGGTTAATGCCAATATTTTCTGCACTACAAACGGCCAATAACTGCTTCGTCTCCAACTGAATTCAGCAGGTCCTAATTCGCCAAATTTCCACGGCTGTCTAATTGTACTAGGAGTTACACTGCCAGACTGAACAATTAAATCCATTGGATTTAATAAATTTCCGTTTTCGTCAACCGGAATAATATTTAATAATCCAGGACGAGCATATAGAGAATCAATAGTACCATTGATTCGACCCGCTGCTATATCTTCCCAAAGTATTAAATTTCCGCTTGTATATGGAAACGGACCGTAGAGATCATCCCACCATGTGGGCTTAATTGAAATCCCTAACATTTCCCACGGATGAGTGTGTGGTCTATCTGTGCCGTAGAAATAAAGATATACTGCTCTCCAACTGCCTTGCAGATTAATTCGTAAATTATTATTATACGAAGAAGAATAATTCCAGGTCCAGGAATTATTTTCATCAAACGCATTATTAGTAGTAGCATCTATTCCGTAGATACCTGCCCAATTATTAAATTCGCCATGTGCTATGTTATTAATATCTGTAACAGAATAGTCCGTAGATCTAAATGCACCCGGTATTACAGAATTAATATCAAATAGATCTTTTTTATATTCTGCTTTGATATTATTGAAAATTCTTTTTTCTAACTCTAAAATTATATCATCTCTATAATCATTATATGCCAGCATGATACTGCCATCATGCCCTTGAATTACATTAACATGATTTAGATAGGTATCATCTAAAAATATTCTAGGTGCATATTTGTAATATATGCCTAATTTACTAGGTGTCGATGGAATAAATGATCCGCGTGTATCTGTGTAATCATCGATAACTATTTTATCCCCGACAACTAGATCAATTAAGAAATTAACAGACGAATCTAACACTTCAAACACATAATCAATATCACGAAGTAACTGATTTCCATTAACATAAACTAAAACGCTACGCATAGATAATACATGCGGATCATAATCGCTAGTTATAGGATATATTTTATTTCTACTGTCTGATACTGTCCATTTTCTTGTAATTTTATTTGTACCATAGGCTACCATGTCAGAAAGATAATAAGGACTTAACACATCTTTATCTGCATTAATTTCTTTTAGAGCCTGATCAACCGCTGCCACCGGATCAAATTGAATTGACAGTTGTTCAATTTTTTTCAAAAATGATAATTTAAATTCATTGTATTGATTGGCAGCCACGAACAATGCATTAACAATATTGTGTTCTTTTTTTCCGATAAAAAACTGTGCAAATGCCAGGGGATTTTTATTAGATATCAATCGTCGTTTATTATTCAATACATGATCATTTACTTCGCTTAAAGTTAGATTTGAAATTGCACCATTTAATGGATTATTAGTCAATCCCAACGGTGGTTCATAATAACTATTACCCGATATAGGCGAATATAACAATGGTATAGGATAAGGATTGGTGAGTTTCCATACATTAACGTAAGAATTACCAAACTTAAAATAAGTCCTACCGGTAGAGATTATTTCTGTATTTTGACTGTCCAAGGAATTTGAAAAACTATCTGTCATGAAATAGTTTTTAAACAAATAATTACCCACTGCGTAACTGCTTCGATATTTTAATTTAATTCTCAATATTGGGTCAAGGATGGTCCCTACATCATAGCCAAATATTTTATTTCCAGAAAAATTAGTTTTATAATAGACTTTATCGCTATAACTTCTACCTTGATTATCAAAAAGATCAAATAACGGCGGCTGATTTAATGATGTTCTCTGTTGAGCATATTGCCAAAAATTACCATCGTACCACCAGCTTGTTCCTGCATGTGTCGAACCAAGATTGATGCTGGTAACCGATCCTGCAACAGCAGAAACAATTTCTTCCAATACCAATCTAATTTTTTTATTGATATTCTTAAAATTTACTCGATATATTTTATTACGTACAGAAGAATCTTTGTCAGCTGCAAATATAACTGTATTTCCTTGCTGTAACAAAACACGATCAACATAATACCCTGCAGATCCTTCGACTGTGTTAAATGCATCTACTGTGCCGGTATCAATTAGATCAACATTAGATATTCCGGTTGTTCCAAAATTATATAATTTTAAATCCTCTCGAAATTCTATAATAGGTCTACGGGCTCTCTGATCGGCAGGATAAACTGCTTGATCGCCCGATAAATCGGCCATGCGTTGAATAACATTTTTGTGTACCCAACGATTGTATCTAGACCACGCATTTAAATCTTTACTGGCCCTATTAATTGTGACATATTCAGGATTGATAGGTAATTTTTTATCTCCATCAAATGGATAGCTGTCAAAAGGATTGGCGTCAAAATGATCAATATATAAATTGGAAAGATTTCCCGAAGAAGATAATGCTGTGTAACTGATCAATTTAATTTCTGTTCCAACACCTTCTACAAAAAAATCTTGGTCCTGATAGAAACTAGGAAAAACATTTCCCTGAAATCGAATCAACATGCCGTTGAATAACGAAATAGATTTTGATTCTCCCCCAAGGGTAAATTCATATGTATAAGAAGTTTTACCTATAATATCCTGTTCAATATCTAATTCGTTCCTATATATTGTTAAAATATTCGGGCCATTAACCAACCAATAATAATTTTGATAGTTTACAAACTTATCCCAATCAATATAAGGATCATAAGAATAAAACGACGACCTAAATAATCTATCAAAATTATTAACATTCCCTCCTTGGAGAGAAATTTCATTAATCAAATCATCAAACCCTATAACATCGTTAATATTACCGAGACTGTCATTGACTATCAAAGATGGTTCTAATTGGTAATCCCTTCTCAAAGATGATGTTTCAGAAATATAAATGTCGCTAGTAGATACATAATTAGGGGTAATAGTAGACCCAATATATCCATCAATTCTTTCTAGATCAGCAGGATTGATTAACTGATCAATAGTACTTGCTAAAAATTTAGAATTTTTATCTGTTCTTAAAGATTCTGGTAGTAGGTTAACAGAATTAATTTTTTTATTAGACATATTCAACTTGAAATATTTGTAGTAATAACACCAGTCTTTAACTGGCTAGCTGTGATTGCTGTGATCACTTCAATATCATTAGCTGTTGCGCCATTTATAAATATTTCATTTCTTAAACAAGCAACTTCATATAAACTACCAAAATTATTAGACCTAGGAACAATAACAAAATTTGTGATATCAGGAGTTAATATATTCATTACGTAAGTAGACAGCTCGCTGAAATAAAAACTTTGACCAAAATCCCAATTTTCTAAACTAAAAAAATCTTCAATAGCCAGTAATATTTTAGTTTTGATTTCATTATCACTGGTAGTTCTAGAAGAATTTTTAACTGCCTTAAATGTAGCCTGAAGATTTATATCTGCCAAATCCCCAAATAAAACCTTATACTTAACAGGTTGAAATATAATTTCATCACTTATAGTTTTAACTAAATCTAAAGAGCCACCAAAGTTTTGATTAAGACTTTGGCTAGTTGGAGATAAAGGTTCGGTACCTGTTCTAGTTAATAGCCATGATCTATATGCTGTATCATAAGATGCTGTTAGCAGATAAACATCAATAATATTACTCTTACTAGGATCAATTCTACGCTCTTCTCCGCTATTGTGAATATATTGAAATTTTAATCCTGATCTTCCCGAATAAGCAAAATAATCAGGTTCATAAACCCACGGATCTGCTGTGTCTGCTAAATCAGCTGAATAATGTTTTATTACATTATACTCAGGATCATAAAAATAATATAAATCACCGTCGGCTGCTTGATTTAAAGGAACGTCATTAGGAGTAGGATAAGCATAAAAAAATGTATCACTTACTAACTGATAACGTATACCATCCGATAATTTTTTAAAATATATAAAATTAGTTCGAAATCCAGTCTCGGTAGATATAGCCAAAGGCAAAACAATATTGTTAAAGGTATCCGGATCAGCAATTTGTCCACTATTGGTTTGATCGTAAAAACTTACTTTAACTTTTTTGGGCTCCACATATCCATCAGCTTCGATAACCGAACTGTCAATTTGCCACTGATACTCCTTATCCAAGGACGTATTGGTAGCAAGAGAACTATTAAGAGATAATACTTTAATTTGATCCTTAATTACTGTGTTACTGGTAAAATCATAATTTATCGAATCATTATCTATATAAAATGCTGTTTCTTTTTCACTTTCAAAGATGTAATTTGTTAATCTATATCTAACTTTATAACCATTGCCCTGCCAAGAGAATGCAATTATCCAACTAGAATCTCTACTGGTATTTTCTGTATTTCCTTGAAGATCAAGACTAAACGGACTATTTAAATCTAAATTGGTATCCAGTATAATTGCCCATACTCTAGTATCTTTTAAAAATGTCAATCCAAAATTGCGTTTGTTTGCACAAAGATCTACCAGTTGACTTTCAAAACTACTGGTAAATGAATTAATAAATTTAGGAATTATTTCAACAGGAATAGACTTATCGTCAATATAATTGTTTAAAATAATTGGGCCTGTGCCATTGTCTAATACTCCGAGATTTTGATTTGATCCATCAGCAATGACCTGAGAAATTCCTCTCCATAGATAATCTACTGCTGAAACATTAGTCAATGATACTAACTTTCCTGCTGCGGAGAATTTTTTTCCTGAAGTAGGAATAAACTTAACTAACGCACCATTAGATACATATTGTAATAATGAAGATGTATAACTGCCCACACTTTCGGGTCTAGTCGAACTCGAAAAATATCCTCTAGGCTGACCTAGCACCGGTACATTCCACGATAATGATAGATCTTGTATATTAACCCTGGGCCATTGATCCAAATAAAAAGATCGCATGGCACTAGATGCTACTATGGGTTCTAATTTTTCTTTGATAGTGGCTAAAATTTGATTTTTATTTACAAAAGAAAAATCAAAACTTTGCTCACTGCTGTCTTTATAGATCAATCCATCTGCGGCAAAAATATTGGTCTTACTGTATTTTCCACTAACATCACTGAGATCAAAATATTTGCTTAGACCGCTGCTGATTCTATTAACGCTTTTAACTTTTAATATATCGCTGCCCAAAGTCAATGGTTTAATATTATAATCCTCGGCTGTTACCATACGATTTTGAGTATAATAGGCCTGCGGTGCTTTGCTTTGAATACTGGTATTGCTTTCAGTACCTGCAGCATTACTGACTGTGTACAAAAGGCTCATGGTCAAAATTAATGTATTATTTTGACCAGATTTATTTTTATAAGGTATTTCAACAACAACTCCGCCCATTTGATCGGGCTTAATGGTATATGTTAAACCATTACTTTGTCTATAATATAAATTAAACTGTCCATTGGGCAAGTTTCCAAAACTTCCGTCGGCAAAATTTAAATCGACCTGATCCTGGTCTCTTGATGTAACACTGTAGATATTTCTTTCATCCTTAGAAATACTGTTGTAGATAACATTATTACCTACAACATCCGGCACCCTAGACCATAGTTTAGAAAAATTCCCATTGCCATCCAACTGCCATAACCAAATATCTGTATTGTTAATGCCTTTAGCATCGATGCCTATTATTTCATTTGAAACTGGATTGGTTACACTGAACGAAGATAAATTTAAAGTTCCTTGTTTAAAATAAACAAAAAATCCTGTATTGGCACTGTTATTGCCCTGATTATCATTGCGATAAATTAAACTAAAAGAACTAGCAGGTTTAGGAGACTCCTCATATATGTAGGTCTCTCCAGAAAATGTAGCCGGGACTATTTCAAAATTCATTGCGGTTCCGTTAATGGTTTTTAAGAAACCATATACAGGAACATTGGTATTGGTACTGGAGATTTTATATTGTTCAGTTAAAATTCCATCAATAGTATTTCTATCATAAGGCTTACCAAATACAAAACTGCCAGGAATAGCAGAATTTAATACAGTAATAAATTGTTGATACCAATTGGAGTTGGTACTGTCATTCCAAGAAATTGTGGTGTTGGCTAGATTATTGCCCGATCCATCAACTACACTATCAGTGGTTGTTATCGATGATATTTTTAAAAAACCTGATGCAGGGATATTTCTAGTGGGTATGTAACTGACCAGTTGAGCCAGTCTTAAAATGCTGTCTCTGCGCTGTGCAGTTTCTAAAAAATTTTCTCTAGCATTTAAATCTATTCTAAAACTTAAATTCTGCCCTAAATAAGCAATTACATCTATCAAAGCAATATATTCACTGCTGGTAATATAGTCGTTGAAATCTTCAGGATAGTTTTCCTGAAGATATTGAATCATAGTGCGTCTTAATGTTTCAAAATCATAACTTTTAAAATCGGCATTACGAAAAGATTGATAAATCTTTTTCCAATCTTCGGCGACCAGTAGTTTAGTATTAGTTGATGGAATCATGTTTTTATATTAGATATGGTATTTATTGAACAAATAAACTACATAGATTATTGGAAAGTAAGCCCGGTCTGTTGATTAAAAGTCAGTTTCATATTGATGCTTTGATCGGTATCAACTGTTTCCAGTGTAATTTCCAACAAATAACCTTGAGTAAATTCTGTTATATCCATTTGCGTCGGAACTACCCTAGGATCTGCTGTACAGATTTTGTTGATATCTTCTCTTAACAATGCTGTAGTTCCGTCTGTTAAAGGTTCCATTAGCAAATCCCAAATAATACTACCAAATTCAGGATTCATTACTCTTTCACCTTTTTTGGTATTGAAATTGTTGATAATATCCTGCTTGATCAATTCTAAATCATAGAGATTATTAGAATTATTAGAATTAACTGTACTGAACCCTTTATAAAAATGATTCGATTTAGCAGCCTGTTGATAAACAGATTCTGTTGTAGTGATTACTTTGGATTTATATACCATAACAATATTTATTAGACCTTTTTATTAGCGTTTCCTGCCACCGCATCAGTTGCAATAGAGCTGAATTTTTCTCTTCCAAGATCCTCGTGCTGTTCCCAGGGCTCGTGTGTAGGCATACGCTGCATGATACTTTCTATAGGAGTAGCCTTATATTGTTTACCTTTCCAGGGGAATTTAATAGGATCTGTATTTGGTAAACTCCAACGAGTCATAGGTTCAGGAATTTCTGCTTTTTCTGCCGGGGCAGCAGTGGCAGCAACTGGTCCATTCATATGTATTTCCTTAGCAGATTCATAATGAGTACCCTGAGTGGAAATATTGGTATTGGCGTTGGCTGAAAAATTATTATTTGCTCCGGACGAAATATTAAAATCCTTGGCAGCAGTTTGTCTTGCGGTACCGCCAACCTTTAAATCATAATTGCTGTGAGCAGTAACTTTATAGTATTGTTCTACTGTTTGATCTAAATTGTGTTTGACATGAATTTTACCATCCTGGCCGGATACGAGACTGAAATTTTTTTCTGCTTCGATACTGAAATTCCCCTGTGCTCTAAAATTAATATTGCGTCCCGCTTCAATATTGATGTCACGGTCAGCATGAAAATTAAAATCTGCCTCCGATCGAATACTGACCGAATCTCTAGCATAGATATCTATCTTGCCATCGCCGGTTAGTTCTATCCATGCGGTTCCTTGACCATTTGCTATGTAAATCAAATCTTTGGTATTGTGCATGAGTATTTGATGCCCGGTACGAGTTCTAATTCTTATCAACTCATTTTCACCGTTTTTATCACCGTCGTCCATGACAAATGTACTGCCACCCAATCTATCAACAGGTGCTTGATAATTATTTGTATAGCCTAGATTTCCCTTCTTTCCATTTTTATCAAGCGGGCCCGGTGTACTAATGCCAAATACTGAACTAGGTGATTCTCGCCTGGCAGAACTGGATGTAACTCCGCGTACTCTATCTTTTAATAATCCTTGCTTTAATAACTTGTCTGCAAATGGATGTACGGGTTTACCAAATTTACCAACGTCTAAATTATTTTTGTCAGTTTCATTGTTTTTTAAAAATTCTGCAACAGGTAGATATTTGGTATCATATTCTTTTTCTTGAGCAGCAGAAAGCAATGCTGTATCACTGGCCGCGATACCGGGTACCATGTGATTTTGATAATTGTCCATCACAGATCCCATCCAAAATCCTTGATTGGGATCGCCGTCAACAAATATAACTAATACTCTAGTACCAACATCAGGCGGAACCATCCACATGCCATAACTTTTTTGTACATCTGCAGGATTAGCAGGAGTATTTCCTTGAAAGTTTACTGAAGTTACTCCATAAAATGGGTTGAGATATTTTACGGTATAGGTGTTTGATTGTTTGGTTGTATCAGGATATAGACCTTTAATTACAGCCACTTCTAATCTACCCATGTAGGTAGGATCCACATTGTTAGTTATAATGGCCACAAAAGGGCCTGGACTACCTAATTTAGATCTCGACCTTGTGTCGATAAAATCGCCGCTCATAAATTATGCATTTCCTTGTGTTGTCATAGTTGATGAATTTTGCGAAGGAGACCTAGATTCAGTAGGATTACCCTGGGCAGGATCAGTGGCATTATTTTTATCTGTCAATTCTCCCGGTATGCGAACCAAACTAAGAACTTGTTTAAATGCGCCATCTTTAAATGAATTTTTAGATTGTATTACCATAAAAATCCCACTAGTCGACGAGATACCCGGCCTAAATTTCATTATACCGTTGGCACCTATATCGGTGGGATTTTTAAAATTTACTTGAACTAATACCTGCCCATAATAGGTATCTGCTTCCCCATCAGTTGTAACTCCTGGTTGATCGGGGATTGGAGTTGGTTTATAATTACCGATACCCCCAGTTACCAGAAAAAATGGATCTCCTATAATTTCTAAATCCCCAGTGACCCTACTTACGCTGTTTTGCAGTGCTAGATGCATGTTTTTAGCCATAGCAGCATAAGGATCCGGAGTAGGTTGTCCGGCATTTTGTTCTTCGCCGGGGTGTATTTTTGTACGGGCGGCTGAATTCATAACCGTTCCCCCAAGTGCGCTATTCGAAGCAACTGCAACATTACCCGGTTGTGCTTCTTTTTTAAGATCGGTACCAGTTGCCTGATTTTCTGTTCCACTATCTCGATTTTTTCCTAATGCTGTCGGAACTGCTTCAAAATATAAAAAATTATAATCCAATTTAAAATTTAAAATATCCGTGTTCAGTCCGGTATAGATATAATCGTACTTTCTGTATACCACAGTTTGCAATATTTTTCTATCAATTTTTTCACTTTGAGCATATTCAGGAATAAAAGTATAATGAACTCTGTGTGGAGTAACTACATATCTAAAAACATAATAGGGACGCTTTTTATAAGGATCTGTACGAGATTTGTTCTCTATTTCTAATTTAATTAAAAAATATTGCACCATCCCAAACTTATCAGGATTGTTTTTATCTTTGCCTATTGTTTCTAGAAGATTTCTGACATATGTACTGTCTCTAATAGTAGCCGATATTATATCGTGTATATTGACATTTTCAGGAAACTGTATACGACCATCGGCCTCTTTGCTTAGTAAAAATGACGACAAATTAACTGTAGATGTACTGGCTATGCTTGGATCCAGCATACCAACTAACTTACTGCCTTCCACAGAATCGGCCATCTTCTGATCGGCTATTGTTTTATCATAGTCGTTATAATCCCACGTACCATCTGCTTTGCGAACCGGAAATTTTATTTCATAGGTATCCGATTCTGTATCTTTAAAAATACTTTCATCTTCCCTCGACCGACTATTTGCACTTTCCATAAGACTTTCCAGCATTTGTTTAACTGTAGAGCCTTTCATTGATAAAGGTTTTTTTATTTTACCTGCTTCTCCAAATCCTATTTCGTTGTAAGGAACTGCCGTGCAACGATATTTGGTTCCTTTTTCTGTAATTTCAATACCTAGTCCTGTAAATTTTATTAAAAAATATCTGCTGGATCCGTTAATATTAACAGGTTTAGGAAGAGATTGATTATCCGGGTACCCTATAAAATCTATTAACAATACAAAACTGGCCACTACATAATTTTCATAACCTGCTGCTTCAGCAGATACTTGCAGGGCTTCGATAAATCCTTCTATACCATAGGGTTCAAATACATCAAATTCTATTTTTGTAGGTAATGTAAATCCTCCGATTTTTTGCGCAGACATGGTAATATCTATTTCAATATTATCAATAAAAAAATCAAATCTGCCAGAACTGTCACTTTCATTAAATTTTTTAACCAATGTCTGTGCTCTTGTTTTATCTACGCCAGCAAATACTTTTTCAACCGAATCCGGTCCTTTTAATCTGTAGACTGTTTGATCTTTGTAAACATCCTGTCCGACAACATTTTCCTCACTGATAACACTAGAACCTTTTCCTCCGGATTTTAAAATGATATAATTCTGAATACTTTTCCTCCAATTTTCCGGACTGTTGGCATGATTTTTATCAACTGCGGCCAGAGTAAAATTATAGGTGTAGGATCTATATCGGTTTAAGATATTTTCGGTATTGTTATAAACCGCGTTAACCTTAAGGCCGGCGGTTGATTCCGGAGGCTTCCTGGTTACATTTTGGCTTAATTGTTCTCGTGGAGCCTTAAAATTTTTTCCACTTAAGCTGTAGTCCACCATATCAAATACCCAATGCGGCTCGTATGGTATTGCCAGTGGGCAAATAAATTTTTATTCCTGCCACTAGATCAAATACAGGATCTTTAATAATGTCCTTGTTTCTCACACTGAACACCCACCATAATCCTACATCACTATAGAGATCATAAGCTAATAGATCTGGCCTATTTTCATATTGCTTGGTTACTTCATACAAAACATCATCTGTTTTTGCAGGTATATCTCTAAAATCTATAATGTCTAGGTACCCATTAGAAAAACTTGTGGTAGCATAAGGACTATTATCTTTATATAGAGCCATTATAGATATCCTCTAGTTCTTCCTACTGATAACCAAGTATCTACAGAAAAATCTTTAATTTCTTGTCTGCTGTAAATTGGTATACAGAGAATATTAACTAACGACGACACAGGAACAGACACAGCACGAGTAGAATTAGTTTTATATAAAGTATAATAATCAACTCCTTCTGGCAGATCTAATCTAAACTGTTTAATAACAATAGGAGTATTATCCAACATTTGATCACCATAGGCCTGTAATCTACACACAGGGGGAGGTGCCCCTGGATTGGTATCATTACCTGTTCGCATTTTAGTTAAAATTCTTAACAAACTGTGTGTAGCCAACAAATTTTGTGCATCTCTATCATTTTGAACTGTAAACTTTCCAACTATAGTGATTGCAGATACACTGCTGTTCTTGTAAAAATGTTGAATATAATTACTGTGTACCGGAGCCAATGATTGATAATCTGCATTGGTTTCAAAAGTTATTTGAGGAGTATAAGGAAAAATTATTCCACCTATATTATAGAGATCAACAGGCTCTGGAAGATAATTTTCAGGAACTAAAACTTTAACTCTGTTATCCTTGGGCTTAACAACACCGTTTGCACTTTTTACATTGACATCGATTGGGGGCTTTTTACTAAATTTATTAGCCAACGCACCTGCTCCCCGAGCTAGACTTTGCAGATTTCTGGCTGCATTACCCAATGCCGGGCCACCATATTTGTCAACTGCTCCTACAATATCGTCAGTGCTTGGCATAAATACTCCTTAAGTATATATTTATCGTTAAATAAACTGCTACTTTAATAACCTCGGTGTTGACAATAAGATATATTGTGTTATTATAACTTATAAGGAAAACACATACTAAATGACTACATCAGGAACTACCACTAGAAAAATAAAATATCTGAACAATCGAGATCTGCTAATCGAAATACATAGAAGCAAATGTTCATATTCGAGTTTTACAAAAAAAGAATATCACCAATATGATGTTATTGTTTCTAATTTAAATAAAATTGATCAAACCATAATCAACGAGGCTAAAAAAAATCGTGCGAAACGATTGGGCCTAGAAGCATTCAACTTGGCCAAGGCCGCTGGTGATAAAAAAATCAAACTATCTGAATGTGTTCAAGATCCCAATACTATTGATAAGAACGATCTTGTTATTCGCATAATGACTTTTGATCATATACCGTTGTCTCCGGGCAGAAAAAAAACTACCAAGACCACAGCAGATGGACATGAGAAAGTAAATTTCCCGCCATTCCAGCATTGGAAATACGACGATCAAGATGAACTAATTTGCGTCGGCAAGAGTCATTGGAAAGGGCCTGTTGACACAGGAAAATTTGACCGAGATCATGGTCGCATTACTGAAAACTTAGGTCGCATGTATATCAAACTCAGCGAAAGATATGCCCAACGCAGTAATTGGCGAGGATATACCTATGTTGAAGAAATGCGTGGTCAGGCCATATTACAATTGAGTCAAATTGGTCTACAGTTTGATGAAAGCAAAAGTGAAAATCCATTTGCCTATTATACCGCAGCAGTGACCAACTCGTTTACTCGTGTGCTAAATCTCGAAAAGAAAAATCAAAATATCCGGGACGATATGCTGGAAGAAAATGGATTAACACCTAGTTCAACTCGTCAACATGCTCACGAATATGCCGAAGAAACTGCTAGACAAGCCGAATTATATAAAAATATTCGCATGCCTAAACGAGATGATAGTCCTGATAATGACGAAGAAGAATCGCCAGAAGAGGAAGTATAGTATTGACTATTAAACTGTTACTCTGCTATAATAGCAAGGGAGAGATTTAATGGCATTATTTAAAAAAGTTGCATGTTTTACAGACCTCCATGTGGGGGCCAAGTCCAATAGTACAGTTCACCTACAGGATTGTGAAGATTTTGTAGATTGGTTTATTGCCCAAGCACAGGAGGCTGGCTGCGAAACGGCCATCTTCCTTGGAGATTGGTCACATAATAGAAACAGCATGAACCTTTATACTCTAGACACCAGTATCAGGTGTTTAGAGAAACTAGGTGCTGCCTTTAAACAGTTTTTCTGGTTTCCGGGCAATCACGATTTATTCTACAAAGACAAGCGAGATATCCACAGCAGTGTATTTGGCAGACATATCCCCGGAGTAACTGTGGTCGAAGGTGTTACCACACTGGACAATGTTACTCTAGTGCCGTGGCTAGTAGGCGATGAGTGGAAAACCATGCGTAATGTCAAAAGCCGTTATGTGTTTGGACACTTTGAACTGCCTAAATTCTTTATGAATGCCATGGTACAAATGCCAGATCACGGTGAATTACGAGCAGAAGACTTTGTCGGGCCCGAATATGTATTCAGTGGCCACTTCCACAAACGCCAAAATAATCACAATGTTGTGTATATCGGCAATGCCTTTCCCCATAATTTCTCAGATGCTTGGGATGATGAACGCGGCATGATGATGATGGAGTGGGGTGGCCAACCAGAATACAAGAATTGGCCAGATGCTCCCAAGTTTAGAACTATTAAACTCAGCGAACTGATTGATTGCAAGGATGAAATCATGCTGAGTAAAATGTATCTACGTGTTAACTTAGATATTGACATCAGTTTTGAAGAAGCCAACTACATCAAAGAAACCTTTATCAAAGACTATGACATACGTGAAATCAGTCTTGTTCAAGACAAGAGCAACTTAGAAAGCAGTTACGAAGATAACCCTGATACTAAATTTGAAAGTATCGACAACATTGTAACCGAACAACTGGTCAATATTGACAGTGGTCAATTTGATAAAAAAATTCTACTGGATATCTACAACGATTTATGAGTCAATTTCGCATTAAAAATCTCACAGTTAAGAATTTTATGAGCGTGGGCAATGTGTCCCAGGCAGTAAATTTTGACCAAGAATCTCTTACATTGGTGTTGGGCAGTAACCTAGACCTAGGTGGCGATGATACAGGATCCCGCAACGGAACTGGTAAAACCACAATCATCAACGCACTAAGTTATGCTTTATATGGACAGGCACTAACTAACATTAGAAAAGAAAACTTGATCAACAAGATCAACGGTAAGAACATGTTGGTCACTGTAGAGTTTGAAAAGAATGGTCTAAATTATCGCATTGAACGCGGAAGAAAACCCAATCTGCTGAGATTATATGTAGATGATCGAGAAATCAGTGCAGATAATCAAGGCGAAGATGAGAGCCAGGGCGATAGTAGAGAAACACAAAAGTCAATCGAACAGATGTTGGACATGACTCATACCATGTTCAAACACTTAGTTGCCTTAAATACCTATACAGAACCATTCCTAGCCATGAGAGCTGCCGACCAACGTGAAGTGATTGAGCAGTTGTTGGGCATCACATTGCTTAGTGAAAAGGCCGAATCTCTGAAAACTCGTGTTAAAGAAACCAAAGATTTAATTAGTGCCGAACAATTTCGTATCGAAGCCGTTAGATCTGCCAATGAAAATGTTCAGAAAAGCATTGACAGTTTAGGAATTAAGAGTTCTGCCTGGGAAAAAAAGAAAACGGAAGAGATCGAACGACTGGGTGCTGCCATTGTCAGTTTAGAATCAGTAGACATCGATGCCGAATTATTGCTTCATGCTACATT